GCGCGGCCACAGAACAGCGTATGGCAGACCTTGAGACAGCCAAAGCCGACTTTGAAACACGCATCGCAGCACTGGAGGCAAACTAATGTCAAAAGCAAGACAACTAGCACAAAAGCCTAGCCAGCCTACGGGTCGGAAGAATATGGTTTATAACGGCGCGATGCAGGTTTTTCAACGTGGAAATAGCAAAGACACAATTTCTAATGATGACTGCACGGCTGACCGCTGGGCTGTTCAAGGCGTTAGTAACCTTGACCAAGCAAATGTAGATTATGACCGCACGGGCGTTGGCCAAACTGATACGAGTGTTCCTGACGGATTTGCAAACGCCCTAAAAATTTCTCTTGATGCGTCAGAAACTACACTTGAATCAAGCGAGTATGTGATTTTGCTTCAAAAGCTTGAGGGGCAAGACCTTCAACATTTACGCAAAGGTTTTTCAGACGCTAAAAAACTTACCTTATCATTTTGGGTAAGGTCTTCGGTTGCTTCGACATATACAGTTGAGTTCAAAGACCAAGACAATACTCGTAATATTGGCAAAACTTACACAGTTGATGCAGCGGATACTTGGGAATACAAAACAATTACTATTGAAGGCGACACTACTGGAAAGCTTGATAATGATAACAACTTGAGTTTTATAGTCTTCTTTTGGTTAGACGCAGGTTCTGCTTTTACTAGCGGCACATTTAGCACAGCTTGGCAAGCTCAAGATACAGATGAGCGTGTGTATGACACTACTGGTTGGGCCGAAAGCAGCAGCCCTACCTTTTACATCACAGGCGTTCAACTCGAAGTAGGCAGCACTGCCACTGAGTTTGAGCATCGCAGCTATGGTGAAGAGTTACAGCTTTGTAGAAGGTATTTTCAGAAATGGGACTTTTCGTCCAATGATGGGGTCGTAACAGTTGCTAACTGGGATAGCACTACTTCGTTTGGTGTTGTAGACTTTTCTCCAGAAATGCGAGCAGAGCCTACTTTGGATGATGGAACTGCGGCAAGCGGTTGGGATTTATATGAATCAGGCACAATAAGAACAGGAACTACTCTTTACCTTCAACAACCAAGCCCCAGAAAAGCAGAATTTGCTTTGACGGCGACCCCTGCTGGAACGGCTGGCAATGCTGGATGGATAAGGGCTGACGGTGCAGCATTTTTTTGGTTTGATGCGGAGTTATAAAATGAATGAACTAAATATTACTACGGCTCAATATTATATTGACATTATAACCAACCAAAATGTTGGGATTAAAGCAACTATTGATGGCGTAGAAAAGCAAGTTCCCCTTGCTGTTGGCAACCGCCACTACGACGAAATCATGCGCCAAGTAGAAGCTGGCACACTCACCATTCAGGACGCTGACTAATGAGTAGGCCGACCGTCACAGAAGTGAAGCACCAGATTGATACACACGAAGCTGTGTGTGCAGAACGGTGGACTGAAACGATTGAACGCATCAAGCGTCTTGAGATGTTTGTCGTCGGTGGCGTTGGCTCTATCCTTGTTCTGCTTCTTACGATCGTCTTTGAGAGGGGATAATGGAAAGCTTTGGTGACACACTCCTTAATTGGTGGCCGGTCATTACTGCGTTCTTTGTTGGTGCGTGGTGGGTAAGCCGCAGCATCAGCAAGCTTGAGGCACAGAACGACAAGCTGGACACCCGGATGGAGAACGCCGAGAAGAAACTGACCAGCCTGTTCGATCTGTGGAACCACCACATCGACCGATTGCTAAACGAACGAGACAAGAAGTAGTGGCACACACCCTCGTCCCGGACGCCGTACAGATAGGCAGGGTGGGCGAGCTGCTCGCCGAAGCAATCTTCGAGGAAGCCGGGTACAAGTGCTGCCGGGTAAACCACACCGGCTTTGACCTGCTGGTGCTGGCAGGTGACGAGCCGATCAGGCTGGAGGTCAAGGCCGCCAGCCGGGCCTATCAGAAGTCTTACAAGTTCGCAACCGCCACCGGATCGAAGGCAAAGAAATTGCTGTCACCCGACGATTGCGATATTGTTTGTATGGTCGCGTTGGACTTGCGCCGCATTGTGGTGCGCGACGTGATGGAACTGAAACACAAGCGCACGAGCTTAGGCACCGGACACTTTCTTGACGGGCCAAGCGAGGCGGCTCAGATACGTCGAGCCATTGATAAATACAGGAGCAGAAAATGCTGAACATTCTAGGTGCGGTCGCCGGCATTGCCGGCAACTGGGTAGACGGCAAGGTCGAAGAGACCAAGGCCAAGGCTGTCGTCAAAGTAGAAAAGGCCAAGGCCGAAGCCGAGGTGCATAAGAAAGTTGCACAAGGCAAGATCGACTGGGAAGCCAACGCCATCGACGCCACAAAGGGGAGCTGGAAAGACGAGTACCTCACCGTGGTTTTGACGCTGCCGGCAATCCTGCTGTTCATCCCCGGCCTCACCGACTACATCCGCGAGGGCTTCGAGGTGTTGGAGACGCTGCCGGGCTGGTACCAGAACCTGCTGTACATCTGCGTGACGGCGTCGTTCGGCATCAAAGCTACTGACATGTTCAAAGGTCGCGGCGGAAAAAAGTAAAGGCTCCTGCAAAGGCTCTGGCACCGTTACCGATGGGCCACATGAGCGCGCATTTTACTTTGCAGGAGATGACGCAGTCACAGACCGCATTGCGGCAGGGCATAGACAACACGCCGTCAGAGGCTCATATCGCGTCGCTGAAGGCCTTGTGCGATAATGTGCTAGAGCCGGTGCGCGATCATTACAAACGCGCTGTAATCGTCTCCAGTGGCTATAGAAGCAAGGCTCTGTGCAAGGCCATTGGCAGCAAGCCGACAAGCCAGCACGCCAAGGGCGAGGCCGCAGACTTCGAGGTGCCGGGTGTCAGCACGCTTGAGCTGGCGCAGTACATCCGCGACCATCTTGACTTCGACCAACTCATTCTCGAATACTATGATGCACAAGACCCGGCGTCCGGTTGGGTGCATTGCAGCTACCGGGCCGACGGCAAGAACCGAAAGCAATGTCTAACGTATGACGGAGAAAGATATGCGACAGGACTGGTGGAAGCATAATTTTTGGCGCAGTAAATTCATGATGAGTTTCTCTCGTAATGTTGCGAGATTTCATAGTTGGCTGTGGCACAAGATGTGGGGGCGTCGGTAATGGCGAAGCAGAAAGAGCAAGTCAGGGTCGAGCCGGTCAAGAAGCGCACCAGCATTGGCAGCTCGGTGCGCAGCCGGCCCAGCAACAAGTCAAAGCGTGCGAGCTGGAAGCGGTATCGTGGGCAGGGAAGATAAGTTGAGGGGCGGCTCCTTCTCCAAAGACCGCCCCTCTGTTTCTTTTTTAGAGTAGTTCTAAACTACGCGCCATACCCGGCGTGCGTTTTATGTAGCCGCGCTTTTCTAGCTGCACCAGCATCGAGTGCGTCGGCGTCCGGGTGCGGCCGGTCAGGCTGGCCAGCTCACCGATCGACGGCGTGTAGTCATTCAGCTCTTGGAACTCTTTGATTACGCGCAGCAGCTCGGCTTGCTTTGGTGTCAGGCCACTCATTTTGACAGCTCCCGGATGGTCAGTGTGTTCTGACGCACGCGCTCTTCCGGCTTGGCCGGTATGACCTTTTCCGGCGACGCTTTCTTTGTGCGCATTGGCCAGCTCACTTGGTACATCGTGTTGCCAATGATGCCGGTCGCCTTTTCGTGGCTGCCCAAGAACTCTTTGAGGCCGGCCTCGGCGGCAGCGATTTGCTGCTCGGCGATTTTCTTTTTGCGCTTTGCGTCGACGAGGTCTTCCAGATAGGACAGCGCCTCGTTGTCATCCAGATCGAGCGGCGGCGCACCGTCATCGACGCGCGGGTACGCGGTGTTGCCGTCGTCGCTAGACGTCAGCGGATACCAATCGTAATTTTTTTTGCGCTGCTCAAAGTCAAGGACGGCGTCAGCAATCATCTGCTGCGTCTCGGCTTGCGCTTTGTAAACAAAGATGCGCAGCTCGTTGCCACCGTACAGCACGCACACGGCACCCCACCGAGCGTCAGTACACATCATCTGCGCTTGCAGTTGCAGCGGGCCACGATACGGTGCCGGCACGACCTCCGGCTTGTTGCCGGTGTTCTTGGCCTCCAACACACCGCGCCCGGTGATGTCAATTTCGTCGGCGTTGATGCAATAGATGCCGCGCTCGGTGTCAGTCTTGACGACGCCACTGCCCTTGCCGGAACCGTCGAGCGAACAAGCCAGCGGCAGATCGTGGTGAAAGAAGGCCTCGTCGTAATCAAACTTGGTGTCGGTGACACCGAGGCGCTCGGCCGCCTTTGCCAAGATGACCGGCTCAAGCGCGTCGCCCCACCCCATCGCTTCGTTCTGCTTGAACGTGTCGACGTAGGTTCCTTCGTCGACGGCAATGGCTTTGCCCAACACGTCGTTGGGTGTTTGGTATGGGCTTGCATTGAGCAGAGCCGGAACGACCGAAGCCGAAATCATATTGTCAGGTGTAAGTTTGCCAACCATTTTAGTTGCCTTTCATTTCGATGATTGCGGCGTCAACGCCGGGTGCGAGGCACAGGGCTAAATAGCCCACGCCAAAGATACAGATGAGTGCCAGCAGGTCTACCAGCCATTCTTTCCAGTCATGCATTACAAGTCTCCATAAGGTTGCTGACGGTTTTTGCGTACCAGCTCCCGCCGGTCGCAGTCGGGATGCCCATCTCATTGAGCTGTGCTGCGATGGCGCGCAGCGATGCACCAGCATCGCGCAGCGCGGTGATAACAGGCATCGCCTTGCCGGCGATGGCTTGTGTCTTTTTACGACGTGCCGCACCTGATGCCAAGCCACCGGCGCGCGGGTTGGGCGAGCCGAGCTTGACGCCACGTTGCTTGGCGGCAGCCAATGCGGCAGACGTGCGGCGCGAGATTTCTTCGCGCTCGTGCTGTGCGACCACGGCCCGGATGCCGAACTCCAGCGTGCCGGCATTGGGCATGTCGGCGGCCACGATGTCGACGCCGGCCTTGCGCAGTGTCAGCAGGAACGCGGCGTCGCGTGACAAGCGGTCGACCTTGGCAATTAGGATCGAGGCGTCCAGCTCACGGCACAGCTCAAGAGCTGCTGCCAGTTGCGGCCGGCCGTCATTCTTGCCGCTCTCAACTTCGGTGAACGAGTGCAGGATGTCGTCGGCGTATGGTGCGACCAGCGCCTGCTGTGCCTCCAGCCCAAGACCTGATTGGCCTTGGGCTTTCGTCGACACGCGGTAGTATGCGATGTACTTAACCATAAAAATCCCACTCCTCTTCTTCAGTCAGGTTAAAGGCAGGCTTGGTCGTGCGCTGCAAATACGCCTCGACCGAGCCGTGCTTTTCCAAGTCAATGATATGCACGACGCCATCAATCTCTTTAAAGATGACGGTGTCCTGCTGCGCGGGTTCACGCAGCAGGAACTTCGGATGGTCTAGCTTGTCGGTCATTAGATCAACGCTCCCCATTGCTCGGCCATCGCATTGGCGACGCCCTCAAAAAAACGCGAGCGCAGCTTCCAGCGATCCGGGCCGGGTGATGCGTGGTGGATGTCTTGCCGGGCAGTCGTGCCGTCAAGCGTACCGGTCGGCACAAGCTTCGGCAGGTTGCGCAGCCAAAGGCAGGTGCGCTTTTTGTTGTTGTCCCAACTGTCCGGGTCGGTGCCGAACTGCCACGGCTGAAACGATTGCGCCATCGGCTCGAAGTTGCGGATGCGCGCCTTGGCATATTTGTGCATGACCGGGTTCTCGACTGCGACGTGCGGAATGTCCGCATTCCACAAATCGGAAAACAGCTCGCAGCCTTCGTCCAGCTCGCGCCACATCTGTTCTTTAGTTTTGCCCGGAGGCGGGTTGTGCAACCACGTCACGCCGGAATTGCACAACCGGGTGCAAGGCGGGTGGGCGACAAACAGCATGTCCCAATCGTCCATTTTCAAGACGTCACGAATGTCGCCTTGGATGTGACGGTTGGTTACC